GGCGAAGTACAACACACAGGTGTGGTCCCCTTCCTCAAAAAATTTGAAAGCACTGTTCGATGCTGTACTCAGAACGGCATCAGGGGTGGATCAGCAACTGTCCACTTTCCTATCTGGCATCAAGAAATCAGAGACATCCTCGTCCTCAAAAACAACAAAGGAAGTGAAGACAACAGAGTCAGAAAACTCGACTACTCCATCCAACTAAGTGAACTCTTTTATCAGAGGTTTATCGACGATAAAGAAATCTCGTTATTTTCCCCTCATAATTGTCCTAACTTGTATGAGAGTTTTGGGACCCCTGAGTTTGATGAGTTATATTGCCGTTACGAATCTGATGAATCAATCCCCAGAGACACAGTTGGAGCACAAGAATTAATTCTTGATCTCCTTAAGGAGAGAGCAGAGACTGGTCGTATTTACATAATGAACCTTGACCATTGTAATAGTCATAGTTCATTTAAAGATAAGGTTGAGATGAGTAACCTTTGTCAGGAGATTACTTTACCTACTAAACCATTACAACATATTGATGACCCAGAAGGTGAGATTGCTCTTTGCATTCTCTCTGCAGTCAATGTAGGTAAGGTAAAATCTGATAAGGAACTAGAAGAACTATGTGATTTATCTGTTCGTGGATTAGAAGAATTAATTGACTATCAAAACTATCCAGTAATAGCAGCAGAAATTGCTACAAAGGCACGGAGATCGCTTGGAGTAGGGTTCATTGGACTTGCTCATTATCTTGCTAAACTTGGGTATAAGTATGAGTCACAGGAGGCATGGGACGCAGTTCATGGACTTTCTGAATCCTTCCAATACTTCCTTTTAAAATCTTCTAATGAGATTGCTAAGGAGAAGGGTAGGTGTGGATACTTTAGTCAGACAAAGTATGCTGATGGAATCCTACCTATCGATACATATAAGAAGGACGTAGATGAGATTTGCTCTCAACCACTTCAACATGATTGGGATAGTCTTAGGGTATCAATCAAGGAGCATGGACTCAGGCACAGCACTCTGTCCGCACAAATGCCTTCGGAGAGTAGCTCCGTTGTGTCAAACGCAACCAATGGAATCGAGCCACCTAGAGACTACTTGTCCATTAAAAAATCAAAGAAGGGACCTCTTAAGCAGATTGTTCCATCTTATGGAACCTTAAAGAATAACTATACATTGCTATGGGATATGCCTAGCAATGAAGGATATATTAATATTGTAGCAGTCATGCAGAAGTTCTTTGACCAAGCAATCAGTGGTAACTGGTCATATAATCCTACTCATTTTGAGGATTCTGATGTTCCTGTATCACAAATGGCAAATGATCTTTTAACAACCTTTAAGTATGGTTGGAAGACTTCATACTATCAGAATACATATGATATGAAGAGTGATGATGAACCTGCTCATCCCATTGGATGGCATGATGAGGCAGCAGAAGTAGGTATTCAAGGTCAAACAGCAAGTTTACTTGACGAAATGTGTAATCTTGATGAAGATGATTGTGAGTCTTGTAAGATATGATGGATAAAAATATATCTGGGATGACAGTCTTCAATACAAATGAAGTAGATACTAAAAAGCAACCAATGTTTTTTGGTGCTCCCCTAGGAGTTCAGCGTTATGATAGTTTTAAGTATCCACAGTTTGAGAATCTAACTAAACAGCAGTTAGGATATTTTTGGAGACCTGAGGAGGTATCACTTCAAAAGGATCGTGGTGATTATCAATCATTAAGACCAGAGCAAAAGCATATCTATACTTCCAACTTGAAGTATCAGATCATGTTAGATTCTGTGCAGGGCAGAGCACCTGGTATGGCATTCTTACCATACTGTTCTTTACCTGAGTTGGAAGCATGTATGGAAGTATGGTCATTTATGGAGATGATCCATAGTAGATCATATACTTATGTGATCAAGAATATATATCCAGATCCTGCTGATGTTCTTGATACTATTCTTACTGATGATAAGATTCTTGAACGTGCTGCAAGTGTTACAGAATCTTATGATAATTTTATTAGATATGCACAGGAGTGGGGTAATGGATGTATGTGGAAGGAATCATCCAAAGGATCTCCATCAGCAGTATGGTCTCAAAAGGATCTAAAACGTCAGTTGTATCGAGCAGTAGCAAATGTCAACATACTGGAAGGTATTAGGTTTTATGTTAGTTTCGCTTGTAGTTTTGCCTTTGGTGAACTTAAGCTTATGGAGGGGTCAGCTAAGATTATATCCCTCATTGCACGAGATGAGAACCAACACCTTGCCCTCACCCAAAACATATTAAATTATTGGAAAAAGGGTCATGACGATCCAGATATGGCAGAGATCTCTAAGGAGGAGGAAGACTGGACATATCAAATGTTTGATCGTGCTGTGAATGAAGAGAAGAAGTGGGCAGAGTATTTGTTTAAAGATGGAAGTATGATAGGATTGAATGACAAACTTCTACAGAAGTATGTTGAGTGGATTGCAAATCGTCGCATGAGATCTATTGGTTTAAAACCTCAATACGATATTCCTGCTAAGAACAATCCATTACCTTGGACAGAGCATTGGATCTCTTCTAAGGGATTACAGGTAGCACCACAGGAGACAGAGGTTGAGTCCTATGTTGTTGGTGGTATCAAACAAGATGTTAAGAAGGACACCTTCTCAGGATTTAAATTATGACCACATTTATAGTATGGGTATGTATCAGTATTTTACTGTACATATTTTTGAAGAATACAATCAATCATGCGTAAGTATATTTTTGATGTTGATGGGACACTAACCCCTAGTCGCAAAAAGATTGAGCATGAATTTTGGGCTCCGTTCCTTATATTCTGTCGTAACAATCACGTCTCTCTGGTTACTGGTAGTGACCGTGAGAAGACTTTAGAACAGTTAGGACTTGATATATGCTACACTGCTAAACGAGTATATAATTGTTCTGGTAGTGATGTGTATGAAAGGGATGTAAATGTTTATAGAGATGAGTGGGAACTACCTAAGAATGTAGAAAGATTTTTAGAAGATGAGTTAGCATATAGTTGTTTTCCAATACGTAATGGAATGCATATTGAGACAAGACCAGGTGGAGTTAACTTTAGTATCCTAGGTAGGGGTAAAGATGCATCTCATGGTAGGGAAGAATATATTAAATGGGATAAGGAAAGATTAGAGAGAGTTGATATAGCAGACAGACTTAAGAACCAGTTCCCAGACCTAGAGGTACAGGTAGGAGGGCAGACTGGATTAGATCTAGCACCGAAGGGAAGGAATAAGAGTCAGATCTTAAGAGACTTTGATAAGACTGATGACCTACACTTCTTTGGTGATATGATGAAGGAAGGGCAGAATGACTGGCCTTTAGCAATGGCAATAGTAGATAATATGATGGGATCATGTTACAATGTCAATGACTATAAAGAGACTTGGGAATTAATACTAAATATTTGACATGACAATTAAATTTATGGGATGGACACCACCACAAAGACCACAGTGGGTGAAGGAGATTATGAAAACCCCTGGTTATATAAGGGTACAAATTTCACTTCTGCTGATATTGGCGACTTCTTCGGTTACGTCTACTGCATTACTAATCTCAAGTCGGGCAGGAAGTACATCGGACGCAAATACTTTTGCCAGCGTCGTAAACCTAGAGGTGGTAAGAGACGGGTTACGACTGAGAGTGACTGGAAAAAATACTACGGAAGCTCTGAAGAACTTAAAGCAGATAGAAAATTACTTGGGAACAGTGCGTTCAAACGGGAAATCCTTGGACTCTACCAAACTCCAGGCAAAGTAAACTACGAAGAGACTAGACAGTTATTCCTTAATAATGTTTTAACAGAGTCACTTGACGATGGTACTCCCGCATACTATAATAGCAATGTCCTAGGACGCTATTACAAGAAGGACTACTATGAAGGAACTCTAATTTCCTAAATAATTAGTACCTCAACAGGTAAAATCAGCCAAGTAAAAGAGTTTTGATATGTGGATGCAATGAATTTTGCTCCGCATTTTATGTTTTTATGGTACAATTCTTTTATGTTGGATTATTAGTAAACTTAAATGACAAGCAAGTATACTAGGGACATGCTCGTCAAGTCCATAGTTGCAAATCAAATGTCTGGCATAGGAACAACAGGAGGCAATCAAACTTACGTCAGTCAACTTAACGATTTGTATCATAAATGGGAGCATGTGTCATCAGAGGAGTTAATCCTCATGTATAATAAGATTCAAAAGACTGCTATCACACTAAGTCAACTAACCCCTTAAAAGTTTTTTTTGTTATGATTCCGATTCCTTTAGTATGTTTAATGTACTCTACTCTCACCCCCGCTGAGTACGTAGAAGTAGCAAGAGTAGTACAAGTTGAGGCATACCGTCATTCCGCAGATGAATATGGTGTTGCCGCTAATGTTATGAACCGAGTTGTATCTGACGACTTCCCAGATTCTATACAGGGAGTTATCAATCAACCCCATCAATACGATGGAATAAAAAGATTTCCGAATAAGAAGATAGATCCAGAATTAGTCGCAAAATTGTCATCACCCAAAGGGCAACTCGGTGTTTGTAACGCTCTTAAGAAATTGGAAGGAAGGAAGTATTTTAAGGGACAATCACAGCTATATAATAGGGTTCCTGAAGAGGACCCCATGTTCCATTCTAATGGAAATTTTTATCACCACTGAGAAATATGGACTTAGACAAACAGCAAGGCATTAAGCATATCACCAGAGAAGAACTGGGGGATTTTGGTGCGGATAATATTACTGGATTTCAGCAATATATTGCCCAACAGATAGGAGATGATGAGAATTCAATCCTACCTCAGGTAATGGAGAAGAATGCCCAAGCAGAATTATTATACAAAACTTCTCAAGTACATAGAGAGGGATTAGATACCATTACTGGTATGCCTACAGGCAAGAAGACCCAGAAGTTTGAAGATCACTATACACCTAAGCGTGGACCAAAGGGTTGACAACCCATACACGACCTGATATAATAGATTTGTTGCAGCGACGGTTGTAACACGGGAGTGACTGAATAAACTTGCTGGCATAAGGCTAGTTAAGGTGATACGTCAGAGGTGGTGCTCGCTGGAGGAGTCTCCAGAATTGTCTTACCAGACAGGACGTGTACAGTGCGGTAAAAATCTACTCAATGTAGCAATGCCCCTCACTTGTAGGTATACATAATTCCTACCTCCCACCCTTACCATAAGGGTAAGTGTCCGAGTGGTTAAAGGAGATGGACTGTAAATCCATTGGCCATGCCTACGTTGGTTCAAATCCAACCTTGCCCATTTAATCCATGACATATGAATTAATTAAAAATAGGTTTGAGAAGTGTAAAGGAATTACATGGGATGACGTGATTGATAAAATGGATCACGATCTCAGTCAAGATCATATTAGAATTGTTGGTGAAGGAAGCGGTACGTTTCCTTCATTATTTTGTTTCAGCAATAATTATTTTCCTGGTACACTTTATCCTGCTCTTGAAGAGGTTGATCTTCAGGAGTCTGTTACGAGTATGCATGTGTACGCTTCATTCATTAAGGGAGCACCTACCTATGGTAGACACAATGATGATACGGATGTTATTATAGTACAGGCAAGAGGTAAAATGACATATGGGTTTGATGATGGTACTTATGCTCATTTAGAACCTGGTGATAGTCTTTTTATTCCTGCATATACATATCATAATCCGATATGTAATAAAGGTCCACGTATTAGTTTGAGTTTTGGTTATGCCAACAAGAGAAGAGTTACTACACTACCGACTTCAGGCAGTAATGAGGGAACATAGTTTTCCTGATCTAGAGTATATTGGAGAGCGTCCTAGTTATAAAACTGGTGATATGGTTCATTGGTATCGTATAGGAAAAGCAGAAGTTCCTGTTGATGCTATTACAGAGTTCGACACCGAGGAGGAAGAAGATGCTACTAGTCAGGTGTAACATGTGTGGCATGGAAATTGCCAGTTCTAAAAAACCACAGTGCTGTGGGTGCTCTAATCAAATGATTGTTAGAGAAGAGACAGTCAGTGCTAAGGATTTGAGTAGTGTTGTTATGATTAATCATATTCACGGTATGGAGGAGACTTCATTCAGTAAGGAAGAAATAGAGTGGCAAGAGAATAGGAAGAGGAGAAAGGTTAAGAGATTGGATTTTGAAGTACGATGAAAATTCATGATTATAT